TGACTTTTAAGGAAGAAGGATCTTCGGGCTATCCGATTTTGGACATCTCTGACCTCGATTTATCGAGTTTTGAGTTTTCCATCTCGGGTGTCCGTTAATTCTATCACAGATTCCGGTGTCGACTGAGTTAAAAAGGTCGGTATTGGTCCCTACAGAGAAGCGTTAGAACAAGCAATTGTGCTATTCTGACATCATGTAGGAGTAAAAGATTTAAAGAAAGAGTTGAAACCTTTGGATTTCTTCTCTATTTTAAAATCCTCTTCTCTTACGTCTTCTGTATGGGACCCCGATCTTATGATGGATAAACCTCCTCGTCGAAAACCAGAATCTCCAGGTGAGGTGATGGTTCGTCGGGGAAAGTTAGTAAGTAAACCTATGATTAGTACTCACCCTAAGGCTATCAATCAAGCCGCTTTCACTATTATGTCGTCCACTTTAAGGGATGACATGATGGTGTACGCTTCAGATCAGGAAGGATTCTTTGAATTCTTCTCGAGTATGAAGCGGTGTGCGATGATCGCCGATCCTCTGCCTCCCTATGTGGCTAGTCCCTATGCCCCGGCTCTCAAAGAGTTACCTCTTGGGAAGCTTGGGCTAAAGGATGAACCCGCTGGGAAGGTTAGAGTCTTTGCGATGGTTGATTGCTGAACTCAGTGACTTCTCTTTCCTCTTCACAAGGTCTTACAATTGGCTCTTCGGAAAATTTCCGAGGATGCCACGTTCGATCAAGTGGGAGTTATGGAGAAGAAGTTGAGTGTAGTGTCTAAACAGTATAATAAGGGTAAGGCCTTCTCCTTTGATTTATCATCTGCAACCGATCGTTTACCGATAGGATTGCAGGTGAGCGTACTATCCCCATTTCTGGGGAAGTACGAATCTAAGGCGTGGGCTTCCATCCTGATCAATCGCGATTACCTTCTACCAAAGAGGGCTCGTGATGATGTCGGGTTGGATTCCGTTCGTTATGCTGTTGGACAACCTATGGGTGCTTACTCATCATGAGTGATGCTTGCGGTTGTTCATCATGTAATAGTTCAGTGGGCGGCTTTTGTAGTTGGACGAACGGGTTGAAAGAGGTGATTCAGTGAGTACGTGGTCCTTGGTGATGATATTGTGATATTCGACTCGCTTGTTGCGAGTTGTTATTTACATATCATGACCAAGCTCCTAGGAGTCGGTGTAGGGTTAGCAAAATCGATTAAGGCCCGTCATGGGCTGATTTTGGAATTTGCTAAGAAGCTATGGGTGGATGGTAAGCAATGTTTTGTGGTTCCTATTAGGGACTGCATCGTTGCTGGCCTGACGACCGATGTGCTTTCGGAGTTTATGCGTAAGCATAAACAACCTCTAAACGACTACCTGAGAATGAGAGGGCTAGGATATAAGTCTCGCTCTAAGTATAGAGCTGACTTGTGATCTATGCCCAATCGTCTCCG